GAAATTAAGTATGCTACAAACGGCACTACACTAGGTATCAAAGGCGGACGTACTATACACGACTATTGGCCTAAGTTTAAAAGCATTGCTGTAAACGTAAGCATAGACGGTGTGTACGACACGTATGAATATATTAGAGGCAACGGTAAGTTTAGTACAATAGAAGAAAACATTGAAATATTTAAGAGCTTTCCTAATGTAAGTAGAGTAGTAGGTGCATTTACTGTACAAGCAAATAATATAATGCAGATAGACAAAGTTATTGATCACTTTATTAATAAAATGGGCATTGTGTTTTATTCACACAGAGTAAACTATCCTATGAGTCTAAGTGCGCAGGTATTGCCGCCAGAACTAAAACAAAAAGTAATAGCACGTTTAGAACAAATGAAAACAGAAGTATTAGAATATCCAATGGTTAAACAACACAAACTATTAAAAACTGTAACACTACAACAGATACAAGATAATATTAATTTCTTAGAAGCAAAGTGTATGCACGAAACGCATTGGCAAGATTGTATAGAGTTTAACAAGCGTTTAGACAAAACTCGTGGACAAGACTTTCTTGCAGCTAATCCGGAGTTTGCAGCATATGTTTAAAGTAGAAAATCGGTGGGGGCATCACACTAGTATTCATGTAGAATGGAATATAGGTAAACGATGTAATTTAGATTGCGGATACTGTCCTGCAGAAATACACGATAACTTTAGCCCACATACTGACTTAGATGTTATGGTTAATGCTATCTACGAATTAGAAAAAATTGGCAAACCTATACGCCTAAGTTTAACTGGCGGTGAGCCTACTGTACATCCAAAGATAGAAAAAATAATAGAATGTGCAAAAGCAAGATTACAATGGCTTAGTATTACTACCAACGCACTTCGTATGCCTGAGTGGTATGCAAAGCAGCCGGTAGACCAATGGGTGTTTAGTTTGCACTTTGATAACGAACATAGTCAGCGGGCAGCTGAAAATATTGTTTATTATAGCCAGTTGTTAGACATGCACAGTAAAGATACTAAATTTCAAGTAAATCTAATGTGTCATCATGAACATATGGATAAAGTTCGTCAAGCTGCACAGTTGTTAGAAGGCCATAACATTCCTTATGTGTGTCGACGTATACGTTGGACTGAAGCTGAAGATCGAGATTATTTTGATGACATGCGTTATAAAGAAAAAGATTTAGAATGGATATTAAGTAAAAAATCAACAGTAAAGGCAAATTGTGTTGTAGATGACAAAGACCTAATACATGCAAATGATGTAATTAAACATAAACTAAATGCGTTCGAAGGTTGGAGCTGTAATGCAGGACTAGAAAGTTTAATGGTCAACTGGGACGGTGATGTACATCGTGCTACGTGTAGAGTAGGCGGTAGTTTAGGTAATATTTACAAAGGAACTTTTGAATCTCCTGTTGCTCCTATTATATGTACACGCAAATGGTGTACATGTGTCGCCGACATTTCGTTAACTAAGGTTTCCATTTCGTAATATGTGTATCTGGCTGACAGCCACAACAGTCAAATGGACATTTAATTGTTGATAATTCAAAAGATGCTCTATTAAATTCTTGTTCAAATGTTTCTGAAAATAAGTTTATATTGTAATCTTCAAATAATTCAGCATTACAACTACCTTTTACTGTACCATCAAATGTAATAACTAAATTTTCTAAAGCAACATTACAATTCCAATCTTTGTAATAATTAGTTTTTTCATTTATGTAATCGCCAGTTCTTTTAGTTTCTACAGTATCATCGTTGTACAATGCTACACTATCATGTATTCTGAACAAATGCATATTATCCATTAAAAATTTTGTATCTGGTAGTCTTTTTATATCTTGTTTCATGTAGTTAGATTGCTCGTCAGTATAACTTAAATTATCTTTACCAGAGAATGAAACTATAGGCTTAGCTTCAATAAACCAAGGACATTTACTAGTTTGTAATTTATCAATTATACTTTTACATTTATCAAAATATTCAGCATCCATTAATACTAAAGCGGTGCAAGAAATATTATTAGAATACAAATAATCTAATACTTCGATAGTATGATCTATATCTGCAAATTCGTGATGTACACTCAGTGTGACTTTATCAACATACTTGCCGTTTTCCTTCCACCAGCGCATAGACCTACTACCATTAGTAGTTACTGTAAGCTCTACATTATGATTGTTTCTAATGCTTTCGCAAAATTTAGCAAAGTGAGGCCACATTGTTGGCTCTCCTCCGCCTACTAAATTAATGTCAAATTTCTTTTTATTGTATTTGGTTGCATACATATCAAAAAGTATAGTAAAGTTTTTTACTACAGTGTCAACATTTTTTGGATATCTATAAACAGCATCCTTACTTCCAGGAAAACAATATGTGCAATTAAAATTGCATATGTCAGTTGGCCAAAATCTTATATCTAAAATATCTTTTGGTTGTAGACTTATTATTCTTTGTGGCTGTGTGCCTATGATTGTTATTGGCTGTGTCATAGCAAGTGTGCCAATTCTGGAAATACTTTTGCTGCATTTAAATTGCGTATTGCATCAAGTTTGTTTGTATATTCTTTAAAGCCCGGCAACAAGTGACTATTATCCTGTGCGTTCATATGATTAAGAACTGCTTCCCAACGTTTCCATCCGTAAGGATTGTGTTTCCAATAATCGTCGTCTTGTCTATAGTTGTTCCACAGCCAGTCCTTAAAGTCCATAAAACGTTCTTTAACTTCTTGCTTGTCGTGTTCTGGCAATATTTGAATACTAAGGAAAGTCGGAATGTACAGTAAGTGCATATTAACTAATCCGCCTCCCATTTGTACACCGCCCGGAACTGTACCGTTGTTTAGTTTTTTAAATCCGCTTTCAAGTTTCCATTTCATAAAGTCAGGCAAATGCTTTACGTTGAATATTTGTATTGCTGTTGCTAAACTTGTTTGTATATTATCAGGTGTGTTGTCAAGCATATGCAAAGTTTTTTCTACAGTTTCAAAGTCTGTAGGGAATCGTATGTATTCATCGCGTCCGTGGCTAGCATCCATACTAATAGCAAACTTTACTTTTTTAAACTTTGACCATAACTCAATTAAATCTTCGTCTACTAGTAAACCGTTTGAATTATAACGTAACAATATCTTGTCTTGATAACCTTGTCTAATAATTTCTTCAATAAACATTTTGTGTTCTTTGATCATTAGAGGCTCACCGCCTGCAAAATACACTTGTCTTAGGTTAGGAATTTGTGCATACATTTCTTCCCAGAATGTATCTTTCTCGTGCCACTTGTTATTGAATGTACTTTTATCAAATTGCATTTGCCTTTTAACTTCTGGGTCTTGTAATACAGGAATAAGTTTTTTATGATCTGCAACCCACTTACTCGAATCATGGGGACTACACATCACACATTTAATATTACAAGTATGACCCAATCTTAGATCAAGATAAACTAACTCTTCTGGCACTGTACCGTCTGCTTGTGTTTGCTCAATTAAGTACGGAATATCTACTCCGTCTTCATCACGATGCCAAGTACCTGTTTCCCATATTCGTTTACTAACTATACCAACTTTTTCTTCTTGAAAACACTTTGTGCAACTTGCAGGTATTTCTCCTCGAAGCATAGTAGTACGTACACTTTTCATGTACTCATTATTCCACGCTTCCATTGGTGTTTCTCTACCAAAGTTTGCCGGCTGTCCGTCTTCCATCTTTACTAAGCCAATTTCATGGTCGCCGGTTACTGCTCCGCTGGCGTTTGCACTACAGCACAACCGCATATCGCCGTTAGGACGAGTAGCAAAGTGTATCCAGGGCAATACGCAAAATGTAGGTGTGCCGCTTACTTTTGCTATCTCGGCTTGATATTTTTCTAAATCAGACATTGACATATTGCTCCATTGCAGAACTAGTTGGGGTATTACATTTACCGCAAAATTTAGCACATACTATCATATTTTTATTATGCCAAGATTGGTGCCATGCTGAAATCCATTTAGGATCTTGTATAATAGCCCGGATTGATCTGTTTAATGTATTTATTTTTGTTTGACCACCCATTAATTTAATTATAGCGTTGTGTTCTTGTTTTGCTCTTAGATGAGCATTGTATAATATGTCTTCTTTTTTAAAGTAATCATAAGGAATTGCAGCAGTATAACAACAAGGATATAAATCTTTATGACAATCTATATAAATTTGTTTATATTTGTTTGTTTCACACTCGATGTCTACATTTGTATTATAGAACTCTTCGATAGCATTTTCTGTTAAAGAGATTACTTGAGTTTTGCTACTCGGATTCAATGTATACAGTACATTACCTAACTTGTCAACGACTTTTTGAGTATTATTTTTAAATCTATTACTATCTTTTAGAGAAAAGTTTTTGAACCCAAGTTTTTTAGATAGCTCTTTAGCAGCATCTACTTGGTGTTCGTTATGCTGAAATCTAATCATGGCCCATTCTGCTGTGCCGCCTGCATTTATGAATGCAGTTGCGTTCTGAATAATTTTATTATAGTCTGTGCCAATTCTATACATTGAATGCGTATCTTCTAAACCATCAATTGCAAATATGATGTTATGATCTTTAGGAACAACTTTTGCTAGTTCTGTCCACCAATCTGTTGTTTTGGCGCCACCATTTGTATGTATATTCAATTGTATATTAGTATGCGTTAACTCCTTACACATATCTAAAAAGTTATTATTAACAATACAATCACCAAAATTACCAATAAACGTTAAAACATCAATTTGTTGTAAAACTTCAGGAGTAATTATTTTGCGAAAATCGTCCAAAGTCCAATCATTTAATACTAAATTTGGATTAGGAAGTCCTCCGCAATAGTTTCTAGAACACATAGGACACGATGCTTGACACCTGTTAGTAATCTCTAAATATATTGTTTTTAATTCATCAAATGCTAACACTTTTTCTTTCCAATAATCATATAACGTGTGTATTTAGGTGTTTCAAACTCTCCTGCCCATAATACATTAATATCAGACACGTGCTTAAAATCTTCTAAATCTGTAGCACAATTAATATGTTCTTCTAGTTCAAAGTAGTTATTACTTTGTAATACAATTAAGGCATCGTCTGGCTGATTGTTTAACCATTGTTCGTACTGTTCTTGTGTAATGTGTTCGCAACTAGTGTTTATAACTACATCAGCAGGTTGGGTATACTTGCACATGTCTGCTGTTACAGCATTAAACTTTTTTTCTATTTCATATCGTCTGTTTACTGTACAAGCAATATCTTTGCACACAGGGTCTATGTCTACGCTTGTAATGCTGTTTAACGGTAGGTGACTGTTAAACAGTATACTTGCCAACACTCCGTTCCAGCCACCGTATATGACTATGTTATTCTGCTTTGTCTTAGGTATTATACTATATAATTCTTTTGCTAACCAAACTTTGCTGTTTACTTGGCCTTTCCAAAAACTTTCAAGTGTGCGGTATTGATCATCACTGTTTCGAATTGCATCCATCCAAAATAGCACGTCTTCAATATCAACTTTCATGTTATTTCCTCTAATGCATTGAAAACTTTTGAAAATTCATTTGCGCTCGAGTTAGCCGCATCACTAATATAATGATCTCTGTTATGTAACAGTTTAGGTGTGATTAATTTGTAAATATCTTGTTTTTCATTGTATGATAATTTTGAAAAATTATTAACATTATCAATAACTTTATTAATTCTAGTTACAGGATCTAATTCAGAATCATAACTTTCGTCAAACATTTCTTCAAAAGTATAATAACCTCGTTCTCTTAATAAATGTAATGTATTTGGTGCACCAATAATTATAAAAGGGTGTAAGTTTAGAATAGGTTTGTACATTTTTTCTGTAATAAATCTATTTACTAAAGTAGTTTCGCTAATTATACTAAAAAATGTACTTGTATAATGAAACAATTCTGTATTATGTATCCCT